TGGATGCAGGAGAACCGCCTTGCCGTTGAGCAGGGACTCCGCACCGAGATCACCGAGAACTTCATTGGCAACCTCCGTTCGCTCTTTGCCGAGTCGTACATTGAGGTTCCCGAGGAGAAACTTGACCTCTTTGAGTCCACCGTTGAGCAGGCTGAAGCCCTTGACGGCGAACTCCAGGAGCAGGTTGACAAGAACATTGAACTCGCTGAAGAAGTTGAGCAGTTGAAGTGCGAGATCGTGTTCCGAGAGATCGCAGAAGGTCTAACCGACACCGACAGCGAGAAACTTCGCCGTCTTGCCGAAGACCTTGAGTTTGATACCGTAGAGCAATTTGCCGAGAAGTTGGGTGTTCTCCGTGAGAACATTGAAACCATTGGCAACACAGTCACCGAGGGAGAAGCCGAAGAAGAGTCCCTAGAGGAGTCTTTTGAGGACGCTTCCGAGGCTTCCCCACTCGTTGAAGCATATGTGCGATCAATGAGTAAGTCACGAGAGTAATATTCAGTCAATAGACTGTTAAACACATTTCAAGGAGATAGAGAACATGGAAAACAAGTTTCTAACCGAGCAGGCACTCCGCAAGTGGAAGCCTGTCATCGACCACAAGGACATGGCTCCAATCACGGACGCTCACAAGCGTGCCACGATTGCCACCCTTCTGGAGAACCAGGAGAAGGCTATCCGCGAGCAGATGCTCGTTGAAGGACCAATCAATGGCGTAAACACAACAGGCGGTATGTCTCCACTTTCCGCAGGATCAGAAAACGCAAACCTTCGTGGATACGATCCAATTCTTATTCAGTTGGTTCGTCGCGCCATGCCAAACCTCATGGCTTACGACATCTGCGGCGTTCAGGCTATGTCGGCTCCGACTGGTCTGATCTTCGCAATGCGTAGCAAGTACAACACGCAGGGCGGAACCGAGGCGTTCTACAACGAGCCAGTGGCTTCGTTCAGCGGCTCCACCTATGCCAACTCCAGCGGCTTCTCTGGATCCGCTGCTGGTGGTGCAACTCTTGGTTCGCTCACTGGTTTCCCGACTGCGGGTGTTGATCCGTTCTTCGGTATCACTGCTGCTGATGTTAGCGGTTTGACCACTGGTTCAGCCGTTCAGACATCTGTTGGTGAAGGTGCTGCTCCGAACGAGATGGCATTCAGCATTGAGCGTGTTGGTGTACAGGCTGCAACTCGTATGCTTGCTGCCTCGTACAGCATTGAACTCGCTCAGGATCTCAAGGCTGTTCACGGTCTTGACGCTGAGACAGAACTCGCCAACATTCTCAGCACGGAAATCCTTGCTGAAATCAACCGCGAGGTTGTTCGCACGGTCTATAAGACCGCTAAACTTGGCGCACAACAGGGCGATCTCTACTACAAGACCGTTGCTGGTGGTCTGTCTGCTGGTGGTTCTGCCATCGGTGGCGTGTACGACCTCATTCAGGACTCGGATGGTCGTTGGAGCGCGGAAAAGTTCCGTGGTCTGATGTTCCAGATTGAGCGTGAGTGCAACCAGATCGCCAAGGACACTCGTCGTGGCAAGGGCAACTTCATCATCTGCTCGGCAGATGTTGCTTCAGCCCTCGCAATGGGTGGCTTCCTGAACATCAGCCCCGCGCTGAATGTCAGCCTTGATGTTGATGACACTGGCAACACCTTTGCTGGTACCCTCAACGGCAAGATCAAGGTCTACATTGATCCGTACATTGACACCACTGCTACGAGTTCCAGCAACTTCGTCTGCGTTGGATATAAGGGAACCAGCCCATATGACGCTGGTATCTTCTACTGCCCCTATGTCCCGCTACAGATGATGCGTGCTGTTGATCAGTCCACCTTCCAGCCCAAGATGGCGTTCAAGACCCGCTACGGCATGGTTGCGAACCCCTTCGCGGAGGGAACCACACAGGGTCTTGGTGCGCTCAACGCTCGTAAGAATGTCTACTACCGCATCTTCCGCGTGGACAACCTCCACGGCGTGGCTTCGTAATAGAAGCAGCGGTAACGAACCGAACGGGGGAGGGCGAAAGCCCTCCCCTTTTCTTTTCTACATACTAGTATGGCAAACCCCTTTACATTCGCAGACATACCCGAAGACATAAAGTACAGGTATCCTGAACGCATCAATCCGATGCTTCCGACCTACTATAGGTTTAGCATATCTCGTCTGCCTAATACGGTTTATTTCTGTCAGAGCGCGTCCCTACCCACCATCACGATGAGTGAGGTACAGATGCCCAACCCGTTCATGCCCATAAAGGCTCCATCAAAGATGGATTTTGACGAGTTGAGTATTTCATTCATCGTGGACGAAGAGATGAAAAACTGGCTTGAGATATTCAACTGGATGCGCTCCTGTACGAATGTTGAAAACTACGAAGAGTTTCGTGCGCCAAACACACACACCTGTACGGCGAATCTTATCATTTTGAACAGCACCAAGAACCCGAAAATAAATGTCACATTTGAAGGGCTGTATCCGCGAACACTTGGTTCTATTGATTTCAGTTCTACTCTCGTAGACCCTGAGCCTTTCCAATGCACAGCCACATTCTCTTACAGAAACTACAATATAGAAATGCTGTGATTGGTTATTGACTCCGTTGCTTGTTGGTGTAGACTACCAAAACGGAGAACCATATGACCCTAGACGAAATCCGTAAAGAGATTGAACGAGATGTGCGATTGGACGAGTCTGCTCTGGATTTGGAGTCCATGAAGATTCCCCAACTGCACAGCAAGTACCTGAATTTTTTGACTGACGAAAGACTTTCCCTTCGTAAAACGGAGGGAGACTTTTCTATGCTGCTGAAAGCAAAGTGGGAATATTACACAGGTAAAATGTCTCACGAAGAACTCTCTGCTCGCGGATGGCAACCATTTCCATTGAAGATACTGCGTAATGATTTGGATGTGTATCTGAACGGTGATGAAGACCTGAACAAGAGCAGACAGAGAATAGCGTATCAGAAAGAAAAAATCTCCCTGCTTGAAGAGATCGTAAAGGAATTGAACAACAGACACTGGAAAATTCGTAACGCCATTGATTGGAGAAAGTTTATTGGTGGACAGTAAACCATCTTCTCTTCTTATTACAGACGAAAAGCACTGGTGGCTTGACCGTATGTACTTGCAAGATGCGGTGAGAGCGGCAAAGCGTAGTGTAGATCCAAATACTCAAGTTGGATCTGTTCTGGTTGTTCCCACGGGAATTGGAGTTGTGGTGCGAGCATGGAATTCTGTTCCGCCAAAACTTTTGCAGGCTGGATATCCTATCCGCACAGAGGAAAAAAATTACTGCACAGAACACGCAGAACGAGCGGTCATATTCAATGCCATTAGAAATGGGTTGAAGACTGACGGAATGACCATGTATTGCACATGGGCATCCTGTTCTGAGTGTGCTAGATCCATAATCAATTTTGGTATATCTAGGGTAGTAACCTTTTCCGCACTTGTGGATGGAAGCAGTCAGCATTGGCAAGATAGTGTTTTTCATGGAATTCGCATGATGCGAGATTGCGGAATATCTGTTGTTGGTTGGAGAGGAGACATAGGAATGGAAATGAGCATGAGATTTGGCGGGAAAAAGATCACAGAAAAGGACTTGATTTGATGTTTGACCTTGATGTGAGCGTAGTGGATTCGGTTTATGTTCGTGTGCAATGCGATAGAGGGATCGCACACGAACTGTCTGACTACTTCACATTCAAGGTGCCTGGCTACAAGTTCATGCCTGCGTATCGTTCCCGTCTGTGGAACGGCGAGATCAAACTGTACAACATCCACAGCCAACTCATCTACGCGGGTTTGGTGGACTACATCAAGAAGTTTGCAGACGAGCGGCAGTACACCGTTACCTTTCCTGCGCGAAACGAAATCAACATCACGCCTGATGCTGTAAGAAAGTTCATGCAGGATTTCTTACAGGTTCATGTAGGTGGCAAGAAGGTTGACGCACACGAACACCAAGTAAACGCGGTACATCATGCGATGCAGCAGGAGCGGTGCTTGCTCTTGTCTCCCACAGGCAGCGGCAAGAGCCTCATCATCTACACGCTCCTGCGGTACTACTTGGACAAGATCCCTTCGGACAAGAAGGTGCTGATCGTGGTTCCAACGGTGTCTCTCGTAGAACAGATGCTGTCCGATTTCACCGATTACTCGTCTGCGAACGGTTGGAGCGTGAAGAGCAACTGCCACAAGATCATGTCAGGCGAAGAAAAGAACAGCGACAAGCGGGTGGTGGTGTCCACTTGGCAGAGCATATACAAACAGAGCGAAAAGTGGTTTCAGCAGTTTGGTGCGGTGGTTGGTGACGAGGCTCACCTGTTCAAGTCAAAGTCTCTCACCGCGATCATGTCCAAACTAAAGACCTGTCCGTATCGCGTGGGAACCACGGGAACACTGGACGGAACCAATACTCACAAATTGGTGCTTGAAGGACTTTTTGGAAAAGCCTATGAAGTCACCAAAACAAAAATACTCATGGAGAAGCAAATACTCAGCGATCTAAAGATTGAGTGTTTGCTGCTCTCATATCCTGATCTTGATCGTGAGTCTGTGAGGCGAGCAAAATATCAAGACGAGATCAAGTGGATCATCGGCTCCAAGCGGCGCAACGCATTCATCGCTGGTATGTGTCAGCGACTCAAAGGCAACACCCTGATACTATTTCAATTCGTAGAAGACCACGGAAAGGTGCTAAATAGTCTTGTGAGGGCTTGCGTTCCTCCCGAGCGTAAGGTATTCTTTGTGCATGGTGGTACGGAGGCTGCTGATAGAGAGGAGATTCGTAAGATTGTTGAAAGCGAATCCGATGCAGTAATCATCGCGTCATACGGCACATTCAGCACAGGAATCTCTATCCGCCGCCTCCATAACATCATATTCGCCTCACCGTCCAAATCCCGCATTCGTGTCCTACAGAGCATAGGGCGACAGTTGCGGGTGTCACAGGACAAAACGGTGGCGCGACTTTACGACATCGGTGATGACCTTTCGTGGAAATCTTGGAAAAACCACACGCTACGACACATGAACGAGCGTATGAGATTGTACGAAGCGGAAGGGTTTGAACACAAACTAGTCAAGATACAGTTAGGAGAAGACGCATGAGAAGATCAAAGAAGTCGGAACTCAGAGTCTTCAAACTTCGTAGCGGTGAAGAGATTATTGCGAAGGTTGCTGGCAAGTCCAAAGACAAGATCAAGTTGCAGCGTCCCATGAAGATCGTGGAAAACTATCAGACCGATCCGTTCACAGGAGCAAAGCGTCAGTTTGTGTTCTTCACAAATTGGCTCGGAAACACCGCAGAACTGTCTGCTGATATTCCGCTTGATTTCATCGTGGTAGAACTGTCTCCTGATCCCGACATGATTTCTTTGTATTCACGACAGACAGAGGTAGAGGACACAAACAATTCGCCTCAACCAAAAAACCCAAAGTCTCTTTTCCCGAACATGAGCGAAGCAGATATTCAGAAAATGTCTGATGAGATTGACGAGAAACTAGAAGATATGCTGAAGCAGTTGGCTAGAGAAGAACCGCAGGGATCTTCTGGAGATGCCATAAATCCTATTCCAATGGATTGGAACGCTTCAAATCCACCCAATCCTCTCCCATTAACTCCACCGTTGCCGTTCATGAATCCTGGTATGGGAATGCCTCCGCGACTGCCAAATTCTATTCTGTTCAGCGTGAGTATTCCGCAGGACATACTTGCTGCTTGGGTAGAGAGTGGATTCATTGACTATCTCAAAGACAGCGTTCAGGATTTCATCAGCACAGATTTTCTTGAAGAAATCATGAATGAAGAAGAAGATGAAGTTCCTCAGAAGCCAAAGAAAAAGCGAAACAAGCGGGAAAAGATTTCCAAGGACGAGTGGAAAGAGCCGTCCGAGGATTTAAAAAAGAAGCCCAACTACGGCAACAGTCACGATGACTGGTCGCCGTACCTGAAGGACTACTTGCCAGAGCAAGAGCCTCCAAAAAATGAAGATGAGGGTTGACAAAAACACTACATGATGGATAATGATCCG